ACTAGATAATAAGATGTGTAGAAAGTTTTTACAACAACATTTAATAAAGCCAACAGGCTGGGAGCTAACACTATGAACGACAAACCTAAAACAATTTACGATGCATACACACAAGGACAATTATACATGGGCGACTCAGTACACGAAGCTAAAAAAGAAGACATGGTTAACGAGCCTTCGCATTACAAAAATGGTAAAATAGAATGTATTGATGCAATGGAAGCAATGCTTACGCCCGAAGAGTTTATTGGGTATCTGCGAGGCAACGCCTTTAAGTATATGTGGCGATACCGAAACAAAGGTAAAGCACATGAAGACTTGCAGAAAGCGCAATGGTACTTGTCCCGATTAGTATTGATACATAACGAAAAATAACATGGCAACAGAAGAAGGAAACACAGACCTCGCGTCACTGCATGAGGAGATGATGCGAGATAAACTTATCGCAGTTATTTGCAGAGAAGCTGCAAAAATAGATACAACTAACCCCACCGGACTTTGCTGGACGTGCGGTGACTTTATAGGATACAAGAGGAGATGGTGTGATAGAGAATGCGCGGATATATTTGAAGCCGAGAATAAGAAAAATCGGTAGTTTGTGGGTCTGCTACACAGAGTGGAAGTCTATACCCTGTACTGCTTCAACGCCTCAGAAGGCTTACATAAGATGGATATGCAAAAATGAGCGTACCTAGTTTTACTTATAGTTCACTGAGTAGGTTTATTACCTGCCCTAAGCAGTACGAAGCACACCATGTTTTAAAGTACATACCCTTCGCAGATACCTCAGCTACGCTGTATGGAAAAGACTTACATCTTGCGGCTGAGAACTACATAGGTAAAGGTGAGGCATTACCAGAGCGGTTTATATTTGTTAAGAAGTTCCTTGATACTATCAATAACATCAAAGGCAGAAAGCTTTGCGAGTATAAACTTGCAGTGGCGAAGGTAGGTACTGGGTATGAGTTCTGTGATTATGAAGCACCTAATAGGTACTGGCGTGGCATTGCAGACCTTGTCATCGTAGACGCAGATGCTAAGAAAGCGTATATTGTGGATTATAAAACAGGCAAGTCGGCAAAATATGCAGACACTAAGCAACTAGCACTACTAGCGGCGGCGGTGTTCCTAGAGTTCCCGTATGTTGAGACTATCAAAGGGATGCTACTATTCGTAGTGGCTAATGAGATGGTGAAAGAAGAATATACATATGAGAATAAACTGGGTATCTTTGATAAACTAGCGCCTGTATTAGCGCAACGGTCAGTAGCCTACGAGACGGGTGTATTTAATCCTATCCCTAACGGACTATGCAAAAAGTGGTGTCAGGCTACACGATGCATTCACAATGGTAACTATAAGGAGGGGTAATGCCCTACAAAGATAAGAAAGACCGTAACATTAAACGAGAGTATGAATTAGAGAAGCTACGCCCTGGGGCGCATGAAGCTAGAATGGAAAGACAACGTGCTCGCCGTGCATATGATAAAGCGGGTATTAGCCGTGATGGGAAAGACATTGACCATATCAAAGGTGTTAAAGCGGGTAACGGTAAAGACAACCTGCGTCTTAGAGACCCAGAAGTGAACCGCTCATTCCAGCGCAACAGTGACCATACTATGAAGAAGAACGAACCACCAAAGAAAGCTAAACCTAAGAAGAAATAATATGGAAGTATCCGTAAAGTCAGTGCAGATTATTGCAACGGAGTCTGGTTTACCTGAGAGCTTAGTAGAGCGTCACTTAGACGCTCTATGCACGATGTCTATTAGAACGCGTATTAGTGAACGGAAGATGTGCCTAAACAAAATAAGAGCATGGTACTTTAATAAAGATAAAAACAAACCTCAGTTATTTGAAGTATTAGAAGATAAATGATTCGCCCCCTTAAGGGGCTGTAAGGAGTGACAATGGAAATACAAGTAATACAAGATAAGGTCTTGTCTATCAAGACTACAAACCCCGATGCTATTACGGGCGTGATTACAAAAAGTAAAATTAAAGATATTGATTTTGGTACAGCAGATGTATGGGTAAACTTTGGATTAGGTGAAGCGCATATACTAAACAACATAGGTATTAAGAACGTACCCTCACCTATTCGCACACAGTACACATGGACAGGGATGTACAAACCCTTTGACCACCAGCGGGTAACGTCAGAGTTTCTAACGCTTAATCGTAAAGCCTTTTGTTTAAACGAAATGGGTACGGGGAAAACTAACTCTGTTATCTGGGCGGCTGACTACCTAATGAATATAGGTGTTATACGCCGTATGCTTGTGGTCTGCCCTCTATCTATTATGGATGCGGCATGGCGCAAAGACTTATTTAAAACAGCTATGCATCGCTCAGTTGAGATTGCACATGGTAGTAGAGAGAAGCGTGCTCAGATAATTAAGAGTAGTGCAGAGATAGTCATTATTAACTTCGATGGCGTTGAGATAGTAGAGAAAGAAATTGCTGAAGGCGGGTTCGATTTGATTGTAGTAGACGAAGCTACGCATTTAAAGAACGTCTCGACTCGCAGATGGAAAACTATGAACCGTCTAGTTACTGCAGACACATGGCTCTGGATGTTAACGGGTACACCTGCGGCGCAGTCACCAGTAGATGCGTATGGACTGATTAAAATCGCTAACCCTAAACACACACCTAGAGCGTTTAATGCGTTCCGAGATATGGTACAGATACGCACGTCACAGTTTACATTTAAGAACCGCCCCGATGCAGAGCAGATAGTGCATAGGTTCATGCAACCTGCGATACGGTTTACTAAAGAAGAATGCCTAGACCTGCCAGAGCTAACGTATCAGACAAGAGATGTACCGTTATCTCCGCAACAAGAAAAGTATTACAAGATGCTCAAGAAAGAGATGCTCATGCAAGCGGCAGGTGAAGAGATTACTGCGGCTAATGCGGCGGTTGCCCTAAACAAATTATTACAGCTTTCATCTGGGGCGGTGTATTCGGATACTGGAGAAGTGATTGAGTTTGATGTGAAGGCGCGTTCGGCAGAGCTACTGAGTATAGTAGAAGAGACATCGCACAAGACGATTGTGTTTGTGCAGTTTAAGCACACCATAGAGATAGTAGAGAGGGTACTTCTTGACGCTGGGTACAACGTGGGTGTTATCCATGGCGGCGTTAATGCAAACAAACGCTCTGAGATATTTAATGCATTCCAGACTTCACCTAACCCACAGGTTCTGGTTATCCAGCCGCAAGCGGCGGCGCATGGGGTAACTTTGCACGCGGCTAATACGATTGTGTGGTGGGGCGTAACGCTTTCACTGGAAACCTATAAGCAAGCCAATGCGCGTATTCATCGTGCAGGACAAGTAAACAGATGTAGCGTGGTGCATCTTGTAGGCTCCCCCGTAGAGAAAAAAGTCTTAAACGTATTAGAAGATAAAGGCGCGGCTCAGACTAAGTTATTAGATTTATATAAAGATGTTATTAGTTGACATGGGACAGTAGGTACTGTATAATATAATCTCCTTCAAAGAGATGTGGGGAAACACATGAGCACAATAAATGTAGAACAGCTCGTCAAGGCGTATATCAAGATGAGAGATGCAAGACAACAATTGCAACGAGAGTTTGATGAAGCAGACGATAAGATTAAACAGCAACAAGATGCAGTACAACAAGCTCTACTCGAGCTATGTAAAGAAACGGGGACAGACGGACTTAAGACCTCAGCAGGCACAGTAACACGGACGATTAAAACACGATACTGGACGAGCGATTGGAACAGTATGAAAAACTTTATTAAGGAGAACGATGCGTTTGAGTTACTCGAGCAACGAGTGCACCAGACAAATATGAAATCCTTTTTAGAAGAAAACCCTAACCTTATGCCTCCAGGCATGAATATTGATAGTAAATACGCTATAACCGTAAGAAGGAAATAAAATGGAAGAACAAAATGATGAAGATGTCTATTTGACAACAGACCAAGTTATGAAGATACTAGGACTCTCCCGACAGTCTATATCTCGATTGAGACTCACCAATGTACTGACTACCTACCGTCAGGGCACTAAGTATCTGTCTAGCGCAAAAGAAGTCAAAGCTTTACTCACACAAAGAACCACAATAGTTAAAATTAATAACACACAAGAGGGTAGTAACAATGGCTAATGAAATGGGTTTATTCACAACAGGCGCGGCAGTTCCAGCACACTTTGCAAAAAGAGAATTAAGTGCAACAACTAAAGCCCTTATGGGCGGTGCATCCGATGCTCGCCGCATCTCTGTAAAAGGAGGTATCTTTCGCTTACTTGTAGGCGGTCAAGAGGTTGCTAAGAACGAAGACCGTGCAATGAATATCATTATTGCGGCGGCGGCTCCTAACACATCTCGCCAATACTATACGGGTACATATCAAGAAGGTGTAGTAGCTGCACCCGACTGCTGGAGTTCAGATGGTGAAGTACCTAATGTAGCTGTTAAAGAGCCTAAACACACAAACTGCAAAACGTGTTCTATGAACATAGCAGGGTCTGGTCAAGGTACTAGTAGAGCTTGCCGCTTTAACCATCGACTGGCGGTTTTACTTGAAAACGATATGCACGGAGATGTGTACGAGTTATCTCTTGCGGCAACGTCTATCTTTGGTAAAGGTGAGAACGGTAAGATGCCTTTATTCCAATATGCCAAGCAACTAGCTGGTCATGGTATGAACGTCACTGACGTAGTAACTGAGCTTAGATTTGATACAGACTCTGCAACACCTAAGATGATATTCCGCGCAGTACGTCCACTTGAGTTAGCTGATATTGATACTGTACTTAGTAAAGGTTCTTCAGTTGAAGCTATCCAAGCTATCACTACAAGTTATTCTGGTGCTGTAAAAGAAGATACTCCAGCACCATCTGGGTTTATACCAACTGCTATTGCGGCTCCCGAGTCTGATGAGCCTGTTGTAAGAGAGAAGAAGTCATCAGCTAAACCTGCTGACCCAACTGACCTTGCAAGTACATTGGCTGAATGGGCTGACTAAGCACTAGCCTATTAGAAGGGGCGGGTAGCACCGCCCCTTTTTTGTCCCCATATTTTAGGTATAGCCATGAACAGGATAGATTTTTTAAAAACAGTGTTAGCAGACGGTGGTAAGTACTGCGCTGTAGGTATAATAAACAAGAAAGTTAACCAAGTATTTTTTGACACCTTAGACGAGCTAGTGCTGTGGTCAGATGTACAGACTTTAGCCGGTGTAAATGTTTTCTTTGCGGTAGCTACCTACCATACTAATATCAGTAGAAGTGCCAAGAACACTAAGTTGTTTAAGTCTTTATGGATTGATTTAGACATCGGCAAAGGAACTGCGTATGAGACGCAGGTTACAGGTATCGCTGCGCTTAAAGATTTTTGCAAAGCATCTAATCTTCCTAAACCAACCATCGTGTCATCAGGCTACGGCTTGCACATCTACTGGTCGTTTGAAGAAGAAGTTGACTACAATGAGTGGAGACCTCTAGCTACTGCATTAGCCGATAAGATAGTAGCTGAGAAATTTAACATAAAAGACTTAGGCGTAACAACTGACGGCGCACGTATTCTGCGTGTTCCTCAGACAAAAAACTATAAGCTCAGTGATGCAGTAGATGTTGAACTAATAACGCTCGCTCCATCTACACCCATCCAGTATTTCAGAGATGCACTAACACCAAAGGATACACTAACCCCCCTAGCCAAAGCAGAGCTTGCCGCTTCTAATGTAACGCTCAACGATACGACTCGTGCACTACTAGGAAACATCATTTATAAGTTCTCACGGGTGATGTATAAAAGCCTTAGCGGTACTGGATGTGCGCAGATGGCTCATATATTCTTAAATCAAAACGATACCCCAGAACCTCTTTGGAGAGCAGGACTTTCGATTGCACAGTTCTGCGTAGATAAAGAAACAGCGATACATAAAATATCTCAAGCACATGATGAGTATTGCCCTGCTGAGACTGAAAGAAAAGCGTGGCTCATTAAGGGTCCGCATTTGTGTGAGACATTTAATCACATCAACCCAGAGCTATGTGTAGGGTGTAAGCACTCTGGGAATATAACAACACCCTTGATGCTAGGTAGAGACATACTAGAAGCATCGCCTTCGGATAACATTGTTACCGCAGAGAGTAAAGAGCTTGGCACAATCGACATAGAGATTCCCCAATACCCATATCCATACACCAGAGGACCTAACGGCGGCGTGTACGTTAAGAGCGTACTTGATTCTGGTGATGGTGAAGAGACTGATAAAGTATTAGTCTACGAGAACGACTTTTATGTAGTAGGCAGACGTAGTGACCCAAACGATGGTGAGGTTCTGCATATGCGTCTTATTAGACCTTATGATGGCGTGAGTGATTTCATCGCTCCTCTTGCCGCAGTAACAGCAACAGACAGATGCCGTGAGTTCTTATCCCATCGAGGGGTTGCCGCTCATGCAACTCAAATGAAGTTAATTATGGCATACCTTGTAGCGTGGACTAAGCACCTACAAAACACAACTAAAGCAGAACAAGTTAGAGTACAGTTTGGCTGGACACCCGATGACGCGACATTTGTTATTGGTTCAAGAGAGCTTGTAAAAGGTGCATCCCCTAAGTTCAGTCCGCCTTCAGCAACAACACAAGAGGTAGTTAAGAAGTACAATAGAGAAGGTACTATTGATGAGTGGTCTAGGATTGTTAACACCTATGCACTTCCTGGAAATGAGGTACGTGCCTTTGGTTTATTTATGAGTTTAGGCGCTCCGATGTTTAAGTTCTTCTCACTAGGTGGCGCTATCCTGCATTTAACTAATGCCTCATCTGGTGTGGGTAAAACAACTGTGCAGTACGTAGCGAGTAGCGTATGGGGGCATCCTAAAGATACAGTGCTTACCAATGAAGATAAGCTACTAGCTAAGTACCACCGTATGGGGGTTATTCAGAATCTTATCCTTTGCATTGATGAGGTAACGAATCTACCGCCTGATGAAGTAAGTGACTTGGCATTTGGTATTACTAATGGGCGTGGTAGAAACCGTATGAGCTCTTCAGCTAACGTAGAGCGAGTTAATAATACTACGTGGTCTATGCCTTGCATTACATCGGGTAACAATAGTTTGCATGAGGTGCTTCAATCTCATAAGGCTGACCCAGAGGGTGAGGTGCTTCGTATCTTAGAGCTTGAAGTGGTACGGGTAGACTCTCTGTCTAAACAAGATACTGACCAGCTATTTAGTAGAGACTTATATAAAAACTACGGGCTTGCTGGTGAGGTTATTGCACAGGCTATCTTGGATAACTTAGAGACTTCGATAAATGATTTGTTTGCTATTCAACGTGACTTTGATAGTAGAGCTAATTTAACCCAGAGAGATCGATACTATTCTGCATTGATTGCTACTGCTATCTTTGGCGGCAGGCTCGCAAACGAGCTGGGTATTATTAACATCCCTGTTGAGCCTGTAGTTGATTACCTAGTTAAAAAAATAGGGCACAAGGCAAAAGTGGTAAAAGTGCAGGAAGAGAAAGCATCGGCTAACTTAGGTTTGTTTATGTCTGAGCATATGCAGAATCAACTTGTTATAAATAATAAAGCTCCCGCTATTACAGGTGCGCTTGGCGTACCTATTGAAACTCCACGTGGTGCACTAGTAATACGCAGGGAGCCAGATACTAAGAGGGCGTTTATAATCTCATCGGTTATTAAAGCGTGGTGTGCGAAGAAGCAGATATCCTATAAGTGCATGGTAGCTGACTTAAAGAAAATAGGTATCCTACTCGATACGTCTAAGGTTAGGATGTCTGCAGGGACGGTGCAGGATAGCCCTGCTGTCATGGCATTAGTTTTAGATACCACTAAGATGGTATGAAAAAGGGGGCATATGCCCCCTCTCTTTTATGGGTGAACCCTATTGTATAGAGCTTTAGATTTACGTTCTAAGTTGAGGATGCGCTCTTCAATACTATCGAGCTGTGCACGTTTATCAGCAGGAGACATAGAGTCGTTAGGTATAGCCATAATAATACGCTTCTTACGGTTTAACGCATCTACCTTTGTGATGATATGGTTTAGCGCAGTGTGTGCGCCTTTGTTTAACATATCTCTATTCTCTTCTTTATACGCTCTAGCTTCCTCAAAGCGTTTCTCACCTTTAAGCATATTGTATGACCTAAAGGCTTTCTCTTGCTCTTCGCGGAGTTTATAGAAGACGTCTTGTGACTCATCAGAGTGAGCTTTCCCTAGTAGTGACGGCATTCCAGGAATACTTCTAAACGCATCAGCCCCAGACTTATCAGCATAAGGGATGTCCATACCTTGTCTAAGCCCATAGTCAATAGTTGCAAGTGCGGCTGCCCCTGTATACCCAGCAAACCCCTTAATGAGATGGTCGGCACTGATAGGAGATATAAACCCAGTCTTACCTAAAAGTTTAGAAAATTCTGATGTATCACTTTTATACTGATACTCTTTATCTGCACCCACTAAGCGTTGTGGCACTACGTTTCTACCTGTGAAGAAGTCGTGATTAATATTTACTTCGAGGATAGGTTTAATAATAGTAGGTCCAACAGGCGCGTTTACAAACGCCGCTACCACTGCGGCTGTCATTGCTTCTTTAGCTAACTCAGGATTTTCTGTGCCCTCATTCATTAAGTAAGTATATGCATGGTTACCCGTTACAAAAGGCAGTGCAAACACGTCAGCACGAATAGGTAGGGTGATATTAGATTTAACGCCCAGTGCTCTTAATGGGAATATGTGAGTATCCTTCTCTCTTGAGTCTTTATTTTTAAACTCATCGTCATCATCACCGTGGTCGGCTAAAGCGTTGTATAGCCACAACATAGCCATCATCTGAATAGTAGTGCCTGCCATAGTAGCTAGAGCCGCTTTTCTTTCTGATGGTGCAATCCCTCTCCCAGATATTGCATTGTACGCCGCGCGGTTAGCTTGGATGTATGCACCTAAGAAAGGAGTAATTTGTCTAATAGAATCGAGTCCAGCACTTGCACCGCGTCTACGGAAGTTAATCACCTCAAAGGCTCTTTCTTGCGCTATAGCTTCAGCTTCGGGTCTACCCTTCATCTCTTTCATAGTGCGGTTATAGATTGCTTGGCGGACGGCATTATCACCAGCCATAGCAAAATGCTCTGCCATACCTTTAAGTTTACCAAAGGCACTTTGCTTTCCAGCGTGATGCCCACCATACGCAAGGTCATGGATACTCACACCGAACTGGTCTGCAAAATCTTTTTGTCCTACTGCACCGATACGTTTAAGTCTTTCATGGGCTTTAGTTGTACTAAATGCTGTACCGACAAATTCTTTTAAGACTTCAAAAGGTAGCATTAAAGGGCGCTTTACACCTGATGTGTACATCGCTGTGTACGTATCTTGAGGTAGCTGAGAAAGAGTAAACAGTGGATTATATACGATACAGTTACGCAAGAACGTAGCCAGCTTAACACCCATACTTAATGCACTACGTGGCACAGGAGATACACCGTTGAAAGCAAACCGCATAAGAGGGTCTTTAAACTCCCAATACTCTTTTACACCATTGCGATAACATACAATAGCAGTAGGACCATTTTTATCTAACTCAGTAACAGAACCTTGAGGCAGTACATCCTCTGCAACATCAACAAGCTCTCTAGACTTATCTGCTCTAATAGCTTTTACATAACTATTAACAACCCATTTCTCCATGTTAAGGATGATGTCATCTACTTCACGAGTTTTAGACCCCTTCATTTTATGTTCTGTCTGCCCTGCCATGAGACTACCCGACTTACGGAAGTTACCCGTTGCCATCTGAGCATACATCTCATCAGGGTCTTGAACATCCATAATACGGTTAAAGGGCACATAAGCCACAGCATCCATATAGTTAGAGGCTTGCTCTGGTGAATACCTACCTGATGCAACAAGCGTATCAATTACATTTTTTCTAACTCTATGCCACATCTCCATAGGCTCTCTAAACTCAGGCATAGAATTAAATGCAGCTAGATGAGTTGCTACTTCTGCCCGTGACATATGCAGATTATTGGCTAGTTCTATAATAGGTCTAGTTTTCTTTAAATAGGTATGACGTGCAGGAGTACTTAAAGTTTGAGCGTGTGCTTTAATTCTATCTGCAGCTCTATACAGCTCATCAATACGACCTGCTACCATGAACTCCCCAAACCGCTTAGAAGACTCTTCAAAAGTCTCACCGTATTTAGTTGCAATATCACTAATTAGCTGACGGATTCTAGGCATATTATCTGCACTATCTACGCCTTCCCACATATGAGTAGCAGAGCTTTTCTTCAGACCACCTCTAAGTGCTCCCTCACCCGCCGTTGATGTACTATGCATGGTTTGAGACTGTGATACTCGCATTAGGAAATCACGCATTTGGTCCCATGTAATCTGAGACCCTTTAACCATCTTAGTTAATTGATTTCTAAGTGTGTTGATATACCGCGCATCATAACTACTTATGCTAGTTTCTATCTTATCTATGCCTTTTTGTATGTTCTCTCCTATAGTAAGAGGAGCATTAGCCGCAGGTTTTGAATGTCCTTGCTTTCTAGCTTCTGTTGCCGCTTGAGATGCTTGCCCTTGTGGAGTAAATGAAAACGCTGTACCTTCTCTCGGTGCACGAGTAGAAGTTTGTGATTCTCTGCGAAGTGCTTTAGCTGCAAGATGATGGATGTCTGACTCGGTAATGCTAAGTTTTGCACCAAATGTAGTGCGTGCCCAGTTTTTAACCGCTGATATTAGACGGCGTACAATAGGGAGTTTAGGTGCGTTCTCTACTAAGTATGCTAAGGTTTCTTCACCTTTTAAATGCTCTGGGGTATTTTCAGGGACAGACTGACGTGCACGGTCAAACGCTTCACCTTTAGTAGTTAGAGCTTGAGACGTTAAATCACCCCAGACTTTATCGCCCACCATACCTCGCATACCAACGTGTACACCCACTTCATGCATCGCTACTTTAGGTAGCGTCTCTGGGGTTAACTTATTAGCTACTAGATGCACTTCACCTTCTGGTGTGGTAAGCCCCTGTACGTTTTCTGGATGTCCTTCGCCAG